GAGTTGTGTATACCCCCTTTATTTTTTTTTTTTTCATACTTTTATGGTAGAAAAATAGTGATCGCTTATGATATAAACTCTTGAAGAAGGTACCTTTGGGGGTAGTAGTTTTAAAACTATTATAAGGGTTATGTAAGTAATTTTAGTTTTTGTTTTGTATTAAAAGAAACTCTTTAAAGGATAATTAAAATGTTAAAGAAGAACAATGATTGACATTTGCGAAAAGCTAAAACGGTTTAAGGCTCCTCTTACTAACCTCGACTATGGTAGAGGGTTAGAAGTGGCCTCCGCAGTGGGACTTCTCGCAACAACTTACACTCTTCTTTCTGGTGGACTCTCTTTAATAACAATCCCAACAGTAATCTTATGGCTGTTAGTCCTCGTAGCAGTAGGACAGCTATACCTTTCAAACCTAACCTCTCGGTTAGTCTTTAACTTACTGTCAAGTTCTTTTTGGTGTCACTTAAGCTTTACTGCTTACTGTGAGTACGGAGGAATGAACCTTATAACCGCTGCAGCAGCACCGTACACACTAACAATGATGTTTGTTTTTGGTGCTCTCCTTGGAAAACGGAAGTAATACTATGGATGGAATATTACAATACTTACCTGCTTCACTTGGTATGTTTGTTGTAATAGCTTCGGCTGGTTTTCTTGGGTTGTTTAAAACTTTTATGTTAGCAAGAAAGTCGGATGATGACGCTATTGCGTCTTTGGAAAGACAACTACAAATACAGAAAGACGAGATTGAATCTCTTAAAGAACAAATTGAGATTCTTAAGCTTGCTCTTTCGGAAAAATACCGTAATTTTAATGAGTAAAAACAACCAATTATTAGACAAGTTTTATGTAAACTGTAATGAATTGTAATTAAAGGTTTTTATTTTTAACTGAAAGAGAAACCAGAATTCCCAGAGACTCAAGGAGGTCCAATGAGAATAGATAATCGCAAAAATAAAAATGGCGGTAAACGCGAAGGCGCTGGTCGTCCAAAAGGCTCTAAAAACATTAATTCTATGGCATCTGTCAAGAAGCTTGAAGAGCTAAAATTTGATCCCATTGAAATGATGGTTCAGAAGTATACTTACATTGAAGCCCAGTTAGATAAGCATCATAGTGGTGAAAAAGTACTCGGTGGCGGTGCCTTTGCACAGTTAATTGCAACACAAGGCACACTGATTAACAACCTTATGATGTATGGTTATAAGAAAATACCTGACAAACTAGAGCAAGAGATTACAGAAAAGAAACCTGTGGCTATTACTCTAACAAGGAGAGGTAAGGATGATTAATGTTAACGCTTATGGAGATACGTTTTATTCTAACCCTTATATGCCTAAACTACACCCGAATAATCACCCGAATGTCAAAGTACCACAAACAGCCGCAAGTAGTCTCAGAGTAGTAGACCCTGCAGAAAGGCTTGATGTGCTGTTGTTTCACAATCACAATAGTAACTATGACAGACACGGAAAAATAACCCCTGATGTTCCAGCAGGAAAGCTTTTGGATATATCAATATAACAAGTAAGGGAACCCTTATGCCCCATTATGTACAAGTTCTTTGTGGCCTCGTAGTCTTTTACGTAGGTCTTAAAATGTTTTCTGGTGGAATGAAAGCTATGGGCAACATGAAACACTTGGAGTGGTTTACAGCCAATCCTATTTATATGTTTTTTGGTGCTATAGTACTAACGCTTGCTTGGCAGAGTTCTAGTCTGTCTACTACAGCAATTATAGCGTTAGTAGCTTCAGGGGCAGTTCCACTACCTGCGGCTATTGCAGCTGTACTAGGGGCTAACATTGGTACTACAGGTACTATCTGGCTTGCAGGGTTGTTAGTCTCTGATGGTATGCCAAAAGATGACACACTAAGGATTGCAGTAGTACACACAGGGGTAAACCTGTTAATGGCTGTTATGCTACTACCATTTGTAAGTCACATAGCTAAGTTTGTTCAAAGGATTTAACAGTGCAAGAGATAGTATTAAACGAAGGCCAGTCCGATGTTATTGAGTCTTTATTCATAGACAATGACTGTAGGTATGCCGTAGCGTGTGCCTCGCGGGGCTTTGGCAAGTCTTACTTAGGTGCTACAGCTGCAATGATAGCTGTACAGGAACTAATGGAACTTGATGAAAGTGTTCCTAATAAGAATGTAGCTCTTATCGCCCCTACCTACCAACAAGCCGTAGATATTTACTTCCCCCTGCTAGCTTATCAGCTAGGTATGGAAGACTATGCAGATAAATCCTCTAGAGCCGCTGGTCAGTTCTGGTTCCCTAGAAACGTTAACCTTAAACTGTGGTCCTACGAAGCTTCCGAAAGGATGCGGGGTAGTGGTCAGTACATGGTCATAGGAGACGAGGTCACCTCTTGGAAAGGTGCAGGGATGAACTTTAAAGAGTCTTGGGAGAGTATTATCCAGCCATGTATTACTACTCGTTGGAGTGAACAGAATGCAGAGCGCTATGGTGCTAGCCCAGGAAGGGCATTAATAATTAGTACACCCAAAGGATATGATTACTTTTGGGAGTTATACAACAGACAAGATGTAGATGATGACTGGAAGAGTTTTCACTACACCTACCATGATTCGCCGTACCTAGATGAGACGGAAATCGAAAGGGTTAAGACTACACTAGACCCTATTAAGTTTGCTAGAGAGTATGAGGCTTCCTTTGAAGACTCTGGTAATAATGTATTTTATATGTTTAATAGAAAGAAGCACATAGACAACAGTCTCCCCGACTTTGAAGAAGACGAAGATGTACACTGCGCTATTGACTTTAACGTTGGTATACAGGCTACAACCGTCTTCGCGGTTAGGGGTGGTCAAATGCACATACTTGCTGAAAGTATAGGGCATCCAGACACAGAGACGTTGGCTCAATCACTAGTGGCTAAATACAAAGGACACAAGATCATCGGTTATCCTGACCCTGCAGGGAAGGCTCGAAAGACCTCTGCTGCTGTGGGCGTTACCGACTTTAGTATCTTGCTATCCCACGGTATACAATTACGATCACATAACAAGGCTCCCCCCATAGTGGACTCGGTAGCTGCCGTTAACAAGAAGTTAGAAAACGCCAAGGGTACTATAGATATCTATGTTCACCCTCGTTGCACTAACGTCATACAGTCTATGGAAAGGACTGTGTGGGTTGATGGCAATCCCAATACTGCTACTATCTGTAAGAAGGACGGTGTAGAACACTTCTCAGATGGTATACGGTATGCTGTAGAGTACCTCTGGCCTGTAAGGGCGGGAACAAAAGTAACAAAAAGAGGCTTCGGCTTCTAAGGAGAAGGAAATGATAGGAAGATTTATTGGTAAAAAACTTGCTAAAAAAGCAGTTAAAAAAGCCACCAAACGAGTAGGAAAACAAGTAGGAAAGAAAGTGGCTACTAAAGCCATGACCTCCGCACAGAAGGGCGCACTAAAGAAAGCTGTAAAGGCTTCCGCTATAGCGCGTAAAAAGTCTTTTGTCTCTCCTCTTCGTAAACTTAAGAAAGCCCCTAAACCCAAGTTAATTCCTAGAACAAAGGTGGCGGCGGTAAAGAAGGCTCCTATAGCTCGTAAAGCGGCTGTTAAGGCTTCTCAGTATAAAAGTGAAATAAGTGGTGTAGCTGTTATTGGTGGCATCCCTATCCCTATGGGCAATAGTAGTTCCGCCATGGCAGACGCTGCTAAGTTAGCTGCACTGTATGTAGCTGTTACGGCTGCTATTTCCCCTGCACGCAGAGAGTTGTATATGTATCGTATAGAACAACTCAAAGAAAAAGTAATGGGGTGATTTTATGATAGGTAGACTTATTGGTAAAAGACTGGCCAAAAAAGCTATTAAAAAAGTAGGGCGCACTGCAGGAAAAAAAGCTATGACTTCTGCTCAAAAAGCAGCGTTAGCAAAAGCTGTTAAGGCTTCTGCGTTAGCTCGCGGAAAAAGCACAGTTGGTCTTGTTTCTAAATTTAAAGGCAAGCTAGCTGTTCGAAAAGTAGCAAAGACGGCTGCACGTAAAAAGACTTTAAAGGCTTACTCAAAAACTAATAAAGAGTTAAAGTTTATCCTTGATGATAGAAAGGCCGTAAGGTCTTACGCCAAGGAAATGCTAAAGCCTATTAAGAAATCAAAGGTCTCAGACGACTTGTATGATATTGAGGGGCAGATCAAGAAGATGGCCCAAGAAAGTGGAGCCTTTAGACCTGTTGACATTTATCCTATGAAAAAACTTAGTCCAAAGGGTGAGCAGTATTATAGTAACTTATATAATAAAATAGTTAAACTAGAGGCTAAGGCAAAAGTTACAAATCCTGCCCGTGGCCCTCTTAGCTATAAAAATTCTACTTTTCAGAAAAACTTAACTAACATAGAAAATACTCTCGATAAACAACTGTTAAGAAATTATAAGCCCAAGGCCAGCGCCCGTAAAGTATTAGCACTTGAAGCAGCGGCCCTTACAGCAGTAGGTGGAGCTTATGTTGCGACTAAAGTTGCAGCTAATAAAAAACGTAACAGTTAAAAAAATTAAAAGGAATATAAGACAATGGCAAAAAAGATTTACTCTACAAGACAGGCAGCAGAGAAGTATGCTAAGACTGTTGGTGGCAAGGTTACTCAGGCAAACGGTAAGTTTGTAGTAATGACTACAACTAACTCTAACGCAACTAGACGTCAACAAAATGCAACAAGCACCCCTAAAAAGCCTACAACTTTACAAAAAGCCAGAGCTGCTACACAAGGTGTACGAACTCGCGCTAGGGTTCTGACAGGCGCTGGTCGTCAAGACGGCCCTAACACTTCAAAACCAGCAGCTGCGAGAGCAGCAGCAACGGCTGCAGCTTCTAGCGCTAAAAAGTCAGTAAAGGGAACAGTTAACCGTGGTGTTGGAGCAGTACGCACAGGAATTGCTACACTTAAAACTAAACGCCTCAAAGCGAAAAGAGATAAAGCTGCAAGAAACCTGACTAAAGGAAGTGTGGGGGGTAAAGGCAAAAGCTACAGCCAACTAACTTCTAAGCAAAAGGTTGCCATGGGCGGCGGTCGCCAAGGCCCAAGCGAAACTAAGCGCACTACTAGCCAGTCAATCGGAGTAGCTAAAAGAAGCGTTGGCAAAGCCTTTGGTAAAGTTAAAGCTGCTATGAAGTGGGGATCCCCTGCACAAAAAGCTGCTTTAAAGAAAGCTCAAGATGCTTCTGCAAAAGCTCGTAAGGGTGTAACAGTAGCGGGTAAAGGCGTTGCACGTAAAGTAGAACGTTACAACAAGTTTGGAACTACAGGGCGTAGCGGTCCAGGTGCTGCAGGTCCAATTTCTGCATCAGCTAGCCGTAGAACTACTGCTACATCACGTAGGAATCAACGGATGAAAACTCGGTTTAGAGGACGGTAATTATGCCAAAAGGAATGGGAACTTACGGTACTAAAAAGGGTCGTCCACCTAAAAAGGGCGGTAAAAAGAAATAATAAAAAATAGAGATCGCTAAAGGTGGCGGTCTCTTCTTTAAGTCCATCTGAGGATTGACAAAGGAAACACTATGGCAAGAACAAGAATAAATTCTAAGTCTAAGGACTTAATTGAAGACAATGGTTCTGTGTTGTTATCAGTGATTAAAGGTGAACAAATACAAATAGAGATAACTTTAGGTTGGCTTACTAACTTAACAGGGTATACTCTTTTAGCAAAAATAATTGAAGCTGATAGTTCAACTCTTGATCACACAGACCCAACAAGTTTACCCACTATCCAAAAGTCAGGAGGAGTTGTTACTACTCTTCCTATAATTGATACAACGGTGTCTGATAACACCTTTAACATTGTAATTCCAGAGACCTTAGTTAACAGTTACACTACACAGCCACTCCCTTTAAAACCTTCTTATGGTTGGATTGGGCTAGAAGTAGCTGATGCTGGAGTAGGAAATGCTAGGCAAGTTTGGAAACCGATGAGAGGATTAGTAGAAATTCTTTACTCTCCTACGGAGGTATCATAATGACTGCCTATAAAACTACAGTAACGGCTAATAAAGTAGATATTACTTTAGTAAAAACTAATCATACAGTAAGCTTATCTCGTACAGGTGGGCAAGGAGCTAAGGGTGACTCTGTAGCTAGTATTGTATTTAATAGTAATAATGACATAGTAGTTACTATGGTTAACGGTGCTGGCGAAGTAATTGAAGTTATTAATGCAGGAAATCTTTTTCAAAACGTTTTTATGAGTAACATTCAAGATGTTACTAGTGATACTCCTTCCGATGGAGACATCCTTCTTTATGACGGCTCTGCTTCTAAGTATGCACCTCATTCTTTTACCACAACTAACGTAACTGATATAGATAATTCAGGAAAAACAGACGGTGCCATGTTTCTTTATGACGCCTCTTCAAGCAAGTATAAAGCAACAACACAAATAAATAACGCCAACACAGTTATTTCGGGGGGTACCTTCTAATGGCAACTAAAATTATTCACAAGAAATCAGTCACTTCAGGGGCTTCCCCTGCTACTGGTGATTTAGATCAAGCGGAACTTGCAATTAACCTTGTTAATCGTAAGATCTTTACTAAAGACAACGGTAACGCTATTGTTACTTTGAGTGGACCTTATGTAAGTACGTCTGCGCCATCAAACCCTGCAGAGGGTGATCTGTGGTTTGACTCTACAAATAATGTGCTTAAAGCGCATGATGGTTCTTCTTTTGTTTCTGTAGGAGACTACGGAGACTCTGACGCTAGAGCAGCTATTAGTGTTACAGACGCTGGCGGTGATGGGTCAGCAGCCTACAATAGCTCTACAGGAGTTATTACCTATACTGGTCCTAGTGCTGCGGAAGCTCGCGCTCATGTAAGTGTAACCGATAGCGGTGGAGACGGGTCTTTAGCCTATAGTAGCAGTACGGGGGTCTTTACTTACACTGGCCCAAACGCTACTGAAGTTAGAGCACACCTTTCTGCTGGAACAGGCGTTACCTACTCTGGCGGAGCCTTTAGTATTGGGCAAGCGGTAGCTACTAGCGACAATGTAACCTTTGCTGACGCTACCTTATCGGGTTCTTTAAAAGGTCCAGCTACCTTTACTATTGATCCTGCAACTGTTGGTGATAACACAGGTACAGTTGTTATTGCAGGGAACTTAACTGTTAATGGTTCAACTACTTCTGTAAACTCTAATGAAGTTAACATTGGTGATTCTATTATTAAGCTTAATGCTGACGAAACAGGCACTCCCTCACAAAATGGGGGTATTGAGATTGAACGTGGAACAGCAGCTAACAAGTCTTTTGTCTGGAATGAAAGCAGCGATGCTTGGGATTTAGGCGATGAGACTTTGCAAAGCGTTATTATTGATGGCGGCACGTACTAAGCCCGTACAATTACTTGGGGGTGACTCTATAGTCACCTCCTTCCTACACACAACGGAGAACTAGCCCAATGGCAACTAAAATTATTCATAAAAAGTCTTCGACTTCTGGAAGCGTTCCTGCTGCTAGTAGTCTGGAGCCTGGAGAGTTAGCCCTTAATCTAGCTGACCAGAAACTTTACTCAAAGAAAACCGATGGTACTGTAGTAGAAATGTCTCCCGTAGCAGCACAACCAACTGCTATGCAAACTAAGACAGAGTTTACTGCTACAGCGGGTCAAACAACCTTTACTGTTAACTATACCCCTAATGCTGTTAACGTTTACCGCAATGGTGTACGGCTACAGTCTAGTGACTTTACAGCTACTACTGGCACTACTATTGTTCTTGATGACGCCTGTACCGTAGGAGACTCTCTTGAAATAGAAGCCTTTACAGTTTCAGGTATTGTTGCTAAAAGCACAGTACTAAGCGAAGTTAAGTTTACAGCTACTCAAGGTCAAACTTCCTTTTCTTTGACTTATGACGTAGGAGGCGTGTTTGTTTTCCTTAATGGGATTAAGCTACAAGACTCCGACTATACGGCAACTAGTGGTTCTGCTATTGTCCTTGCTTCTGGTGCTAACGCTGGAGACATTTTGGATATTCAAAAGTTTGTTGTTGAGAGTGTTCACGCTCAAGCAGCAGTACTTTCAGAACTAGAGTTTACTGCCACGGCTAATCAAACAACGTTTACTGCTAATTATACTGTAGGAGCCATTGAAGTCTTCCTTAACGGTGTACGGTTACAAGCTGCTGACTACACAGCCTCTAACGGTACTAGTATTGTACTAGCAACAGGTGCTACTGTTGGTGACATACTAAGTGTTCAGAAGTTTACTGTTTCTAGCCTTTATACGTTGCCTACAAGTTCTTACACTGAGACAGAGTTTACCGCCACAGCAGGACAAACTGTGTTTACTCACAGCTATGATGTTGGTGGCGTTACTGTTTATCTTAACGGTGTTAAACTTCAAGCCTCTGACTATACAGCAACTAGCGGCACTTCTATAGTATTAACTACAGGCGCTACAGCGGGGGATATTCTTACTGTTCAGAAGTTTACGGTAGCAGCGGT